TCCTTAAGGGATACATTTGAGTACATAATTTTATATTTCTATAACTTTATAACTTTTCTATATATTCTTGGAAATAAAAAGATTATGTACTCATTTCATTCATTAGCATTCTTTATAACTATTTTGCAAATCCTTAAGGGATACATTTGAGTACATAATTATACATTTCGATGATTTTTTACATTTTCTATTATTTCTATAACTTTTAAATTTTTCCATAATATTCTTGAAATATAAATATTATACTCTACGCTTACTTATTTTATTTATAAAAATTGATATGTATTTTTTGATAAAATGAACATATTAAAATAAGTTTCGACCCTTAAGCCATATTTTTTTAAATTGAGATTTTTATATAATAACAAATAATTAAAACATTGATAACATAAATGCTAACAACATTTCAATAGATATATAAAAATGAATTGTATATATTATTCAATATGGTGTTAAATGATATTGAAAATTTAATAAAACACGACAATAATCATAAAGATAAGATATTTAATGAAATAGATTATAAAATAATTTCAGAAGAATTTTTAGATAATATAGATAATTTAAAGTCAAATAGTGATATTATAATATTTCAAAAAAATATACAAAAAAAATATAAAATTACAATTTCAAAATGCAACTTAATGTTTTTTTACAATAGTTTAAAAATTGAAAACATTATGTTAAAAAAATTAATTACAAAGAAAAAAAATAAATCTAATTCTGGTGTTATTGTTGTTACAATATTAACATCCGGATCTCCAGAATATATTGATGACGAGGGTATTAAAAAAATAGGTAAGTTTAGTTGCAAACACGATTGTGCGTATTGTCCAAATGAAAAAGCACATGAAGGAAATAATTGGGTAGATCAACCTCGTTCATATTTATATTCTGAACCTGCTGTTTTACGTGCAAATGAAAATAAGTTTGATCCAATATTGCAATTCAATTCCAGAGTTTCTACATTAATGAAAATGGGGCATATAGTGGATAAGGTTGAACTTATCATATTAGGCGGAACTTGGTCAAATTATCATAAAAATTACAAGGATACTTTTATAACATCAACATATTATGCTGCGAATACTTATTATGAAAAAAGAGATATGTTATCTTTAGATGAAGAAATCGCATTAAACGAGACAGCAAAAATACATATAATTGGGCTAACATTGGAAACAAGACCTGATACAATTAACTTAAATGAGATATTGGAATTTAGAAGATATAATTGCACCCGTGTTCAAATTGGAGTACAACATACAAATAATGAAGTTCTTAAAAAAATAAAAAGAGGACATGGAATTGAAACTGTTTATAAAGCTATTAAAATGTTGAAAGATAATGGATATAAAATTGATATACATTTAATGCCTAATCTTCCTGGTTCTTCTTATGAATTAGATAAACAAATGCTAGATGATTCTCTATACGATGAAAGATTGCAAGTAGATCAGTATAAAATATATCCTACCGCAATAGTTCCATGGACTAAAATAAAAGAATGGTATGACGAAGGAACTTATATTCCATATAATGATCAATTGTTATTTGAATTAATAAAAGACTTTAAAATAAAGGTTCAAAAATGGAAAAGATTAAATAGAATTATAAGAGATATCCCTTCAACATATATAATAGGTGGATATAAACACCAATATGTCAATATGCGACAGTTGTTACAAAATGATATGAAAAAAAATAATTGGAACTGTAATTGTATTCGCTGTAGAGAAGTTAAAGACTTTAAAGTTAATGTCGAAGATATTAAATTGGATATACAAGAATATAATGCAAGTTCGGGCATTGAATATTTTATATCTTTTGAAACAGAAAAATATTTAATTGGTTTTATTAGATTAAGGTTAAATAATGGTAATGAAAATAAAGAAACTCAACAGCCAATTTTAAATGGATGTGCATTAATTAGAGAATTACACGTATATTCTAATTTAAATGACGTAGGAAATAATATAGATAATTCTTATCAACATAAAGGATATGGTAAAAAACTAATAGAAGTAGCCGAAAATATAGCAATAAAAGAAGGTTATTCAAAAATGGCTATAATAAGTGGAACAGGTGTTCGCAATTATTATAGAAAAATAGGTTATGAATTGATAGATACATATATGATTAAAAAATTATGAAAATATTTAGTATGTTTTCACAAAATTTTTAATATTATCAAACTCATATTTAAAAGAAGTATATACAATATAATTGAAAAAATATATTGTAAAATCAACGTATTTTACCAAATCATTATGATATCTTTTAATATATTCAAACTTATTTTCAAAATCTTTTTTATTATAATAATAATCATAATAATATTTTTCTTTTTTATACAAGTCGTTATCAGTATAATCAATAATATCAATATGTTCTTTAATCATTTTACGTATTTCTTCACGTTTTCCCATTTTATCTTTTTCTTTATTCCAGAACTCTTTAAAGTCTTTAAAATTACTTGCATATATATCTTTATGTTTGCTTATAGTATCGATTATATTTTCAATAGAATTGGTATCATCTTCTTGTATTTTAATAAAAAAAGTTATATATTTATAATAATCTTCGTAACCAATTATCTCTAATATATAATTCATAAAAAACTTATCATATAAAATATCTTTAATTTTTTTTTGTTTATCTTCCGGCTCATCGGTCTTATCATTTATTATAAAAGATAAGTTACTTTTGAGATCATTAATATAAGAATAATAATCATTCGTTTTAGAAACTACGTTGTCAAGCATATGCTTTAATATATTCCTAAATCCTTTTCTTTTTTTTTCTTCATTTTCTAACTTTTTCTTTGCGTCATCTTCTAATTTTTTCTGCGTTTCATCTTCTAATTTTTTCTGCTTTTCATCTTTTAACTTTTCCTGCTTTTCATCTTTTAACTTTTTCTGCTTTTCATCTTTTATTTTTTTTTCTTCATCTTCTGTTTTTTTTTCTTCTTCCGTTCCTCCGCCTTTTAGGGTTTTTAATAATAAATATTCATTTTTATATCTAATATATAATTTATCATTGTCAGTATAAATAACTCTATTGCGATTATATAAATATATCTTTTTATCTGTTTTTATCATATATCAATATACAAAAGTTATATAAACCTTTATTAGTATATAATAATAAAAAAGGAAGTATATTATGGATACTACAACTACCTCATTGACTGTAATTGATACCGCCGAAACAGCTCCTGTTGGAACTACTTCTAAAAAAGTAGATCCTAAACGAGTAAAAGAACTGTTCTGTTCATTTATCGACGAAGAAAATAATTATTCGCTCGACCAATATAAAAAATTTGTTGTAAATGCTTATAAAGAATCAAGTAAAAAAAAGAAAGGTAGTTCTAAAGACGGCGTTGTTGAAAAACGCCCTCCTACAAAATATAATATTTTCATCAAGGAAGAAATGGCTAAACTTAGATTGGAGGATCCTAAAATTGAGTTTAAAGAATTAATGAAACTAGCCGCTAATACTTGGAATAAAAATAAAGAATTGCTTGCTAATGCCGAAGTTTCAACTGAAAAAGAATAATCTTTTAATGTAGATATACAGTATATGAATAAATATATTAATTATATTATAATAGCATCTATATTATTAGTTATTGACTTAATATGGATTTATAGTAATTATAAATTATATGCCGAAAGTACAGAAAAAATACAAAAGTCTCCATTAATTTTTAACTATAAATATGCTTTATTGGCTTATATTATTGTTATATTTTCGGTAATACATATCGCACTACCATTAACAATAGTTAATTTAGATATTACAGATAGTTATTTAAATAAACTATTTAAATCTTTAATATACGGAGGTTCAGTTGGATTTGTAATATATAGTATTTATAATTTAACATCAATTTCTATTTATAAAAATTATAATGTTAATGTACTAATACTTGATACATTATGGGGAACATTTTTATACACAATAATAACTTTCATATATATCATTAATATGGATATTAATCTAGATTAAATAACTATTATTAAGTATATTTTTTATTTTTACAACATTTTTAAATTTGAATTAAACATTTATTTTACCATCACATATCCAATTATTTAATATTTTGAGTGTGATGAAAAATATAATATATACATATATATTAGAATATTAAATAATATATCAAAAAATGGCTTTTATTACTGAAACAATAATAGTAATATTAACAATGATAATATGTACGATTGCGTTGATTTTCACATATATATATATGCAAACATTGAATAAAAACAAATGCTTTTCGATGGGGTCGCAAAGTCTAAATATTAATTATACTAAAAATAAAATAAAAGAAAATAATGAAAACTCTGGTGATGTGAGCGATACTTGTACAACAACATGCGATTCATTAGACCCTGTTAGTGACCCAAAATATAATATGCAACAAATTATAAAACAATCAATATTACTTGAAGAACATTTAACAAATAAAAATAAAAGATGTCGCGATTGTATAACAAAACATTTCCTCCATATTATTGGATTAGCCGAAGAAGCACAAATGTTAGCTACAAATAAAATAAATGATTACCCATTTATTAACGAATCCGTTTTATTATATAATGAATTGTTTAAAGTGTGGATAGATAATAAAAGATTGAATGGAAAAGATGAATCTTATATATTATATTGTACAAATAAACTAAGAGACCACCGAAAACAACTTATTGTTCTATATTTTTTTAATGAAAAATATAAAATAAAAGATAAAAAAAAAAATGAATATGAAATATATGATAAATATTAATACCCCATTATCTAATTAAATATATGGAATTAAATTTTTAGATAATGCGTCACATATAACCTCTTTGATATCACATATTGCCGAAGAATGAGCATTAAGATGGTCTGAATGTATTGTAGAACCCATTTTAATATTAGGATATCCATATGGAATTGTTGTGGCATAAGAAGAAACTGTCGAATAAAGTGCAACATCTGCGACAATTTGATATTCACACGAAGAAAAATCATATTTTTCATTTATATAAAACTTATTTACTAATTTTTCTGCTCCTTTTCTTGAAATTATATACATACCTGCTGAAGGAAGTAAATATTGCCATTTTATAAAACGAACATTATTTTTTAATAAATTATCATATAACATCTTTACAGTTGGACCATACAGAATATGTAATTGAATAATTTCGGCATCATCTGGGGCATCTTTTATCATACTTTCATAATCTATATTAAATGGTATAGTCATATCATCTTCCATAATAACAAACCATTCATCTATTGTATTATTTATCGCATATACCATTGCTTTAATATGACTTGATATACATGCAAACTCGTATTCGCAACTAATACACCCTTTATAATTACAACTTAATGGTCTTTTTTGAACTAAAACTTTGTCAAAATCATCGGGTGTTATTGCTTTAATTCTAATATTTTCTTTTTTCATTTTTGCAAATTGATTTTCCATAAATATTTTACGTTCTTGACATTTATCTATATTTATCCATAAATGTTTCATAATTTATTTAATATCTGTAAAATATCTTTATATCTTATAAATAGTGTGGTTTAGTTATTATATTATTTTTATTGTAAGTTATTAAATGAAGTTAGAATTACGAAAATTTGATCCATCAAAAATTAAAAATGATTCAGTTGTCGTTTTTATAGGAAAAAGAAATACTGGAAAAAGTTATTGCCTAAAAGATATTTTAAATTATAATAGAGATATTCCTGTTGGCGTTGTAGTTTCACCAACCGAACGAGCAAACGGATATTTTGAAAACTTTATTCCAAAAATGTTAATATACGACGAATTAGAAGAAAAATTAGTAAGTAAATTTTTAACAAGACAAATAACAATAACAAATAATAAAAAAAGAGAAATGGCGAAAAAAGGAACATCTTCGATAGACCCGAGAGCATTCCTTATTTTAGACGATTGTATGTATAATAAATCAGCAATGTCAGATAAAAATATAAGATGTATTTTTATGAATGGGCGACATTATAAGATTTTTTTATTAATAACAATGCAGCACGGTTTAGGATTACCTCCAGATTTGCGTTCAAATATAGATTATGTTTTTATATTTAGAAATAATATTGTGAAAGAAAGAGAGAAAATTTATAATCACTATGCAGGTATGTTTCCTACATTTGATGTATTTAATCAAGTTATGAATCAATGTACTGAAAACTTTGAATGTCTAGTAATAGACAATAAAGTACAATCAAATAATATAAATGATATTGTATTTTGGTACAAGGCACAAGATAGTAATTATAAAATGTGTTCTCCGGATTTATGGGAAATGCAATCTTTACAAGACCAACGCGATTTAATGGGATTAATGAATGAAGAAGAAGATGAAGACACAGAGGATTTCGATCCAGGTGTTTTTATGAAAAAAAGAAATTCTAAATTAATTAAAGTAAAAAAGAATGAGAAATATTAGAAAAAACTCAATTTTTTATTATTTCTCATATAAGAATTTTCTGTTATATGTATATTTTTCACATTATCATCTTGTTTTTTTTCAGGAATTTCTTTATTTTGAACTTCTGACAATTCTTTAAGATATCTTTCTTCGTCTTTTTCTTCTTGTACATAATCTTTCTTTTTATTATTCGTTTTTTTATCATGTATGTATATATTCTTTTCATCCATATCGAGCTCATTATTTTCTTGAATTTTGGTTTCTTTATGAGAAATATCAAATAAATCTTTTTCATCTCTGGTAAATTCTTCTTTTAATTCTAGGGGGTCTATATATTGATTACTATTAAATAATGTACTTGTTTCATTTTCTTGTTTTACAGATGTTTCATTAAGTTGTTTTTCATTTTCTTGTTTTACAGATGTTTCTATTTCTTCGTCCCTTATTTCATTAAGTTGTTTTTCAGGTGTTTCTATTTCTTCGTCCCTTATTTCATTAAGTTGTTTTTCAGGTGTTTCTATTTCTTCGTCTCTTGTTTCATTAAGTTGTTTTTCAGATGTTTCTATTTCTTCGTCCATTATTTCATTAAGTTGTTTTTCATGTGTTTCTATTTCTTCGTCGCTTATTTCATTAATTTGTTTTTCATGTGTTTCATGTGTTTCTATATCGATTTCATTTTCTTTATCATCCTCTTTAACACCCCCTTGTATAATTACTTCTTTATCTATAATATCGTTTATATTATTTACTTCTATTTTGCAAAACTTTTTAGGTATATCTTGAATATTAGATATGTTTTCAGTATCTTCTTCTATATCATCTTCTTCATCATCTTCTTCATCATCTTCTTCATCATCTTCTTCTTCATCATCTTCTTCTACATCATCTTCTTCATCATCTTCTTCTACATCATCTTCTTCTACATCATCTTCTTCTACATCATCTTCTTCGTCGTTATTTTCGTCTTCATCCTTATTTTCTTTTTCGTCAATGTAGTTTTCTTCAATTTCTTCATCATCATCTTCGCTTTCTTTAACTTCTTCTAAAACAACATCCTTTGGTTTTTTATATTTATCTTTTTTAGTATCATATTTCGTTTTTTTATCTTTCGATATTTTTTTAGAATGTTTTCTATTTTCGCATTCATTAAATTGTTTAACATCTTCTGATAAGTTATCCTCTATTTGATTAAATATTTCATCAAATGGTATAAAGTCTCTAAATGTTTTTTTTATTATTATCCTTATATTTTCTTCAATTATATTAAGATTATTTTGATATTCGGCATCTTTTATATTTTTTTTATTAAAAAGATAAGCATTCTTCCAAGAAAAAGAAGCTACGTTTATGAAACATTTATGTACAAAGTCCTCTGGATTAGGAATTTTAATTTTAATATTATCAAATTGATCTTTATATTCGTATATCTTTATTTTAATGGTAGTTATAATAATTATTTTTATTAAGTTTGATAAATATTTGCATTTTGTATTTTTAACTATTTTTTTATATTCGTCATTAACTATATTATTATTCCATTTTTTAACACAGTATAATTCATTTTGAAATCCTTTAACCCCTTTATTAGCAATAAAACATTCCGACCATATAGCATTTATTCTTTTTGAAATAGCAATTCCTATAATATCTTGTATATGTTCAATATATTCATTTCTTGTATCTATTAAACCTTCCATTGTATAATTAGTTATAAATAATACTCTTTATATATTCAATAATATTTCAAATATTATATAATATTCATTTAAGTTTTTTAAGTTTTTCTATTTCTTTCGCCATAGCATCCATTTTTCTGGTAAGTTCCTTAATAGACTCTACAAATAAAGGTGCTAATCTTTCGTATGCTATTGTCAAATAATCATCCCCTGTTTTTGAAACAACATTATTATTACTGTCTAATATAGTATCAAAAGGTGCTAACTTTACAATCTCCGGAAATACACTTTGAACCTCTTGAGCACTTAAACCTACTTCTTTGACCTTATCAACAATTCCAAAACTTAATGCCAAATCATTTGGCGTATAATAAAAACCATTGAGTTTATTAACAATTTCAAGAGGGTTATTAATTGCAGACGAAAATGTCTTCAATCTATTGTCTGAAAATCCAGAAGATATAGTACCTGTTGCTGTTATATTACCAGTTGCATTTATATTTCCCGATGTTATGACACCAGTATTTACAGATGTTGAAGACATATTTCCATTTATCGAAGTACTTCCCTCGACACTTAATCTTTGAGAAGGTGTATTTGTCCCTATTCCAACATTTCCAAGCCCTGCATTTAAAATAATGTGGTCTTCAGCATCATTTGAAGTTCCAATAGTTAAACGTGCATTCTCCCCACTACCATTTACAGTTACAGCATCTTGATATTGTATATATCCAAAGTCGCTTCCACGATTAACTTTACTTCTAAATACTATTGAAGACGCACCTCCTGAGTTTTCATGGTCTATTATAATAGACCCACTATTTTCACCTGCTACTGTACCAGTTGCTTCTGCTACATATAATATACCATTTAATAAAGTATTTCCTTGAACTGTTAATTTTTGCGATGGATTTGATAAACCAATTCCAACATTCCCATTACTAATAACAACTAAACTATTAACGGGAGCATTATAATTAACTTTTAATACATCTTTATTATCGCTATCACTAAAACACATATCAAAAACATTATTAAATTTAATTGTAAAAAATCTTGACCCACCACTACCATTATTTTTTCCAATATATATTTTACCATCACTACCTGCGACAGCAGCATTTCCAACAGATAAAAGATAATTTGGTACAAGATTACCAATTCCTACATTCCCATTACTTGAAACTCTTAAACTTCCTCCAGCGGTCGATAATCCACAATGTCCATCTCCTGATGTATAAAGAACAACATCATTCCCCCCTGTAAAGTTTGCTACACCAGTATTTCTACCCACTCCGTGTCCAGTATTACCAAAGTTAATACCTCCCCCACCAGCACTTCCGCTCTCTAATAATAATTGAGGATTAGTTGATACTATATGAAGTTTTCTTAAAGGGGTAGTTATTCCAATTCCAACATTTCCATTATTTAATATTGTTAAAACTTGAGATGTAGAATTAGATATATTAACAATATTACCAAGAGCATTATCTTGTTTAATAAAAAGAGCTGTACTATTTTCGGTATTTATTACTTGCAACTGTTCTGTTACATAAATATCCGAATTGAGTGTTACACTTGTTCCTGTTATTTCAAGATTATTTGCTGTTATTTTTCCATTTACTGATATATCACTGTTATAAACATTATTAACAATAAACTTATTTGTAGTTCCATTTGCTACATTATCAGCATTAATAGCATTAATCCTTAAAGATATAACATTTGAATTATTAGTATCTTTTGTATCAATTTGTGCTTGTGTATAACTATCATTAACTAATCTATAAGGAGTTAAATTGGGTTGTGGTAAATTATCTATTCTTGTAGTTATAATATTACTTGTATCTTGTGTATAATTAGAATTGTTAGCATTTAAAGTATTATCTTCTGCTTTTGTATAACTATCACTTACTAATCTATAAGGCGATAAACTGTTCCCTGCTAATATTCCATTTGTTATAGTTAAATTAGCACCTACTTTAATACCTCCACTTATTGATGCTGTTGCTACGGGTAATACATAAGGTGCCGGCAAATTTGTAATTCTCGTTGATATAGCATTAGATGTTGCTAATATACTAGAATTAGCATTTGTATTATTTGTTCCAACAGTTGTATTTAATGTACCAACCGTTGTATTTAATGTTGTTACTCTTGTTGATATAGCATTTGATGTTGCTAATATACTAGCATTAGCATTTGTATTATTTGTATCAACAGTTGTATTTAATGTACCAACAGTTGTATTTAATGCTGTTACTCTTGATGATATAGCATTTGATGTTGCTAATATACTAGCATTAGCATTTGTATTATTTGTATCAACAGTTGTATTTAATGCGGTAACTCTCGTTGATATAGCATTTGATGTACTTGTATCTAGAGTATT